GAAAGAATTATTTAACGCAAAGGCATCATCACAGAAAATTGAGAAAGGGTTGCAAATTGATGTTGTTAATGTCGGCTCATATGCAGATACTGACAAGGACGGCAATCCAGTAACAGTATCAGTGCTTGTTGATAAAGACGGAACCGTTTTTACAAGCATTTCTAAAACGGTTAATGGTACGTTAAATATGATTGAGGATATCATATCAGATGACGGACACGCTCTTATAGAAGTATGTGAGAATACATCCAATAATGGTAGAAAATTTTACCAGTTAATGATACTTTAATTATTTAGAGTATTTATTAATAAGGGGGGGTTTTATCCCCCCCTTACTTATAAGCATAGGAGGTTTAAAGTGTATGCGTAGGACAACTAAGAAGTCACAGCTCTTAAAGGAATATAATAAAGAGCGAAATAGAATTAAACGATTTATTAGAAACGCCGAAAAAAGAGGTTATGTGTTTGAGCCTAACATTATACCACCGAGACCAAAAACTATCACAAGTGGTTCAGTAAGAAGGCTATCAAAAATTCGTCCGCCACAGCTTTATAACAAGGCTTATGCCATTAGTGCAGTAACAGGACAACCAATAACAGTTGAGCAGAGAAAAAGAGAAATCAGACAAGAAACAACTAGGAAGGCATGGGAAACTAGGAGAAGAAAAAAAGACCAAGAGGACTATAATCGAATTAAGTCTAACAGAGAATGGCAAGAGATGTTTCATTCTTCAAAATTAGTATGGGATAAAGTACAGTCCATGATAGCAAACGTGGGTGTTCAACAATCCCAGTCAGCAGACTTGTTAAACAATCTTTTAAACTCACAAATTGAACAGTATGGCGCAGACATTGTTCTGTATTCCATAGCACAGGCAAGTGAGGATTTTTTAGCAACTTGTGAAGTTATAATTAAATATCATCCAGATAGTGCTGTATCAAGGACAGCCGTACAGCATTTATATACATTAATAAGTGGCAATTTACCAAGTGATGCAGAACAGGCAGAAATTGACAAAGCATTAACCAACGATGAAATCTGGGAAGAAATATGAAAAAGCAGATTAAATATATGGTAGGTGATTTTGAGACTACCGTATATGAAGGTCAAACATTCACGGAGGTGTGGGCATCAGCAGTTGTCGAGCTAGGCACGGAGGATGTTAAAATTCACCATTCAATTAGAGAAACGTATAATTATCTCTACAACTTAAAGCAAAATATCTGTATTTATTACCATAACTTGAAGTTTGACGGCTCGTTTTGGCTTTCATTCTTATTAACAGATTTAAAATATGAACAAAAACTTTATGTAAATCCTAATAATGATAGTGATGTACACTTTTTAAAAGAAAAAGATTTAACACCTAAATCCTTTGTGTATTCAATCTCAGACATGGGACAGTGGTATAGTATACTTATCAAGACACCATACGCGTTGATTGAGATTAGAGATAGCTTGAAGCTTTTGCCGTTTTCAGTTGAACAAATAGGGAAAAGTTTTCAAACAAAGCACCGAAAATTAAATATGGAGTATAAAGGCCATAGATACGCAGGTTGTCCGATTACAGATAACGAAAAACGTTATATTGCTAATGATGTTCTCGTAGTTAAAGAAGCATTAGAAATTATGCAAGCTGAGGGGCACTTAAAACTTACTATAGGCTCGTGTTGTCTCTCTGAATTTAAAGCTACACTTGACAAACAAGACTATCAAGCATTTTTTCCCGATTTAACACAGTTTAAATTAAACCCACTTGAATATAAATACTCAAACGCAGACGAGTATATAAGACATTCATACAGAGGAGGGTGGTGTTATTTAAAGAAGGGATGCGAAAACAGAATTTACACTGAGGGTATTACAGCAGATGTTAATAGCTTGTATCCATCTATGATGCACTCAGAAAGTGGAAATTATTACCCATGCGGTCAGCCAGTTTTTTTCAAAGGTAAAATCCCACCAAAATGTCTTACAGACCAATATTATTATTTTGTTCGTATTCGCACACGTTTTTACTTGAAAGAAAATAAATTACCATTTATACAGATTAAAGGAAGCTTTTTCTATAAGGCTACTGAAATGCTTGAATCATCTGATATAGTTGATAAAGATACAGGAAATGTATGCACATGGTACAAAGATTTTGACGGAAATATTAAAAAAGCTAATGTTGAAATGGTACTTACTCAATCTGATTTTGAACTTTTACAAGAGCATTACAACCTTGTAGATTTTGAATTATTGGATGGATGTTATTTTAGAACAATAACAGGAATTTTTGACGAGTATATTAACAAGTATAAGAAAATTAAACAAACTAGTAAGGGGGCAAGGCGAACACTAGCAAAACTCTTTTTAAATAACTTATATGGAAAACTTAGCAGTTCGGATATATCCTCTTTCAAAGTGGCAAGGGAGAAAGATGATGGTTCACTAGGTTTTACGACATTTGAAGAACACGAAAAGAAAGTTATGTATATCGCAATAGGTTCAGCTATAACAAGTTATGCTAGAAATTTTACTATTCGAGCCGCGCAGCAAAACTACAAATATTTTGTATACGCTGACACGGATAGCATACATTGTTGTACTACGAAGAAAAATATTAAGGGTATTAAAATACATCCCAATAATTTTTGTTGTTGGAAATTAGAGAGCTTTTGGGATAAGGCTATTTTTGTTCGTCAGAAAACATATATTGAGCATGTTACACATGAAGATGAAGAACCAATTAATACACCATACTATAATGTAAAATGCGCTGGTATGCCCGATACATGTAAGGACTTGTTTCTTAAATCAATGGAGGGGGTTACAGATGAAGAACTTGAGAAATACCTACCAATTCAACAGGAATTTTTAAAAACAAAAAGAACACTAGCTGATTTTAAACAGGGATTAGAAGTATATGGAAAACTCCGGCCAGTAAGAATAAGGGGAGGAATAGTATTACAAGAGACAACATATAAAATGCGATAATGTTTCACGTGAAACATAACAAAAGAGGCAGAATAAAATCTGCCTCTTTAATATATCTATAACGTTAATTCTTAATGCATGGGTAGGCATACACCCAACTACAGAGGTGTGTCTTATATTTCAAAGAGCCTTCCACACCAATGTTACAAAAATAACTAACGCAGATACCATTAATAATATGCTAACGCTTTAAGTATACACTCTTTACAATCAAGTGAATAAAACCTAAAACAACCTCTATCAAAGAAGTATCTCATATAGTCAATTAACCAGGCGTTATTTTTGAGCATTACATAGTTGATATTGTGGTCAGCTGTTGTGACTGAAATCCTTTGTTTAAAATCTGTATCAACTTTTTTATCACAGTAAACTATGCTTTCCTCTTCAAACATTTTAACGGCATATTCTTCACCCTTATATTTAAGTGTACATAAATACCGACTTTGACCACTCATTTTTCCAATGAAAGCATTATTATCATTGAGGTAGACATTCTGTGACGCATAAGCCACATAATTAGACTTTTTGAACGCTCTATTGAAAAGCGAGCTTTCTTGTAACTTAGAAGCACTCTCATTATATCCTTGTTCCAGGACAAAACCATCACCCCGTAAAAACTTAACATCAGATGTTAGTCTGTCAGTAATATCTAATGCTGAGTAATATGGATTTAATAACGTTACAGCGTTTGAAATCATTATAACAGGAACATATCTAACTTGACTATTATTACCCCTTGCTATTGAAGTATGTATGCTTATAAATTTACTGACTTCATCAGCACAATAATGATTAGTCTCAGACTGGAATTCATCAAAAAGTATTCTTGTTACATCACTCAGATAATGAGAATATTTTTTTACTTTATCCGCACAATTTAGAGCAACGGCATAGCCACAGGATTTTCCTTTATCCTCTTCGTCGTATGCGCTGCATAAAAATAACTCGTACATTTTACTATTACCAATTTGTACAGCCTTCATTGTGTATTCTGGAAAAAAAAGACCGTGTATATCTTTAAAGAATTTGTCGGCCGAGTCCTTTAACTCGTCTTGAAATCTGTACAGTAGACAATATTTCTCATTATACTTTAAAAAGCGATTAATTAGATATCTATTAAAATATGTAGTTTTTCCAGCATTTCTATTTGATGTTGAAATATAAATTTCGGGTACATTTCCATTAATATCTTTCATGCTTAATAGCTTGGTGCCATCATAGTATTTTATTTCTTTCATTTATCCACTTCCTTTAGTTTATTATAACATATTATCCACCATTTGTCAAAATTAATGTTGATAATTTGTGGATAATATGTTATAATAAGAAAAAAGAAAGGGGGTCATCATTATGATTAACGACTTATCAACATTAATTTCCACGCTTGGCTTTCCCATTGGAATGTGTTTAATTATGTGTTATTACATTAACAAAATTAATGACACACATAAGGAAGAGTCAGACAAGTTTGCGGAAGCACTAAACAATAATACAGTCGTGCTTCAAAAACTTTGTGATAAGCTTGACGATGAGGTGAATGTCAATGACAAGTAGTGATATTGTAACAATAGCAAGAACATACCTTGGAAAGCCTTACGTGTGGGGCGGAGAGTCTGAGTCTGAGGGTGGATATGATTGTAGTGGTTTTGTATATTCTGTACTTAATAAGTGTGGCATGAAAGTACCAAGAACTACAGCACAAGGCTACTCAGCATTAGGCAAAACGGTAACAAATATTCAAAGTGCTGATTTACTTTATTTTGGCAAATCAACCAAGAGAATTACTCACATAGCAATTGCCATTAATGGTACACAAATGATTGAATCAGTGGGAAATAGTAAAAACACAAAAACAAACAAGGGTAAGGGTGTTTCAATTACTAATATTTCGCACCGAAACGACTTAGTGCTTGTTAAAAGAATTGTTGATTTTAAAAAGGAGAAATTAACCACTATGTCTTTATTGAAAAAAGGTACTAAAAATAACGATGTCACTGTATTTGAGATACTAATGTCAAAGTTAGGGTATTATACAGGTTCAATTGATACTCACTACGGTAAAGGCTGTGTATCTGCATGTATTAATTTTCAGAAAGAACATAATCTTTTACAGGATGGTGAGTGTGGTAACAATACGTGGAAAGCACTTCTTACTGAGGTAATTTAATGGCATGGGTAGTTATTGAGGGTACTAGGAAGTATCTGACACAGACGCAGATGGAAAATAACGCTGTAGAGTTTAACGCTTATTTTACTGGAAAATACACACTTGAAAGTATCTGTGGTATGCTAGGGAATGTTCAGAGAGAAAGTACCTTAAACCCAGCGTTAAAAGAAACAGTAAGTATATCTAGTGGGTGGGGGCTAATTCAGTGGACACCATCCTCAAACCTCACTGCCTACGCAAGCGCTCAGGGTAAGGATTGGAAAGATGGCAACTTACAGTGTCAGCTTATTAATGCCGAAGTACTTGAAGGCTATGGCGGTCAGTGGATACCGACTAAAAGTTATCCTTATAGTGGTTTAGAATTTTCTCAACTAAGGGATGTTGAAGAAGCAGTCAAAGCTTACTGTTTTGAACGTGAACGCGCTGGTGTTGTAGCACTTGATGAAAGAATACAAAATGGAAAGAAATGGTTCGAGTATCTTAGTGGTGCGCCTGTACCGCCCACACCCCCCACACCGCCCACACCATCAACAAGAAAACATTTACCTATTTACATGATGTTGCGCAGACGATTTTAAGGAAGGAGAATGATAATGGCTAAATTATCAAAAGACGAACTAATCGAAAAAGTAAAAAAATATGTCGGTGATAGAACGGATGACGAAACAATTGAGATTATTGAGGATATATCCGACTCAATCGACTCGTCCGATGCTGACGAGTGGAAACATAAATACGAGGAAAATGACAAAATGTGGAGAGACAAATATATTTCACGTTTTCTCGAAAAAAAGGAAGATGAACTAGACACACCGACAGAACACGAGGAAGAGAAAGAGTACAACTCTTTCGAGGATTTATTTGAAGAGGAGGAAGACTAATGGCTAGAATAATTGCTAAAACGAAACTTGATGCACGCTCAATTGATATTCTTAATGTTATCAGAAATAATGCGTCATATGCTTATCAAAAAGATATACCAAAAATAGAGAAGGACCAGGACATTCCAAAGGTTGGAGAAATCCTTTTTGGAAATCCGACACATTCCAACGAATTTATCAACGCTTTAATTAATAGAATTGCGTTGGTGCGTATGCAGAGTGCAACTTTTAACAACCCTTATAAGCACCTCAAGAAGGGCTATCTCGAATTCGGTGAAACTGTAGAAGATATTTTTGTTGGTATTATTAATGCTGTAAAATATGATGCCGAGAAGGGTGCTAGTAGGGAGTTTAAACGTACTCTCCCTAATGTTCAGTCAGTCTTTCACATGACTAATTGGAGGGTAATGTACCCAATTACTATAGAAAAACAGGCTTTAAAACGAGCGTTTACATCTGCTGACGGCGTAACTAATCTTATTACATCAATTATTGACCAGGTTTATCAGTCAGCTGAATATGACGAATACTTACTTTTCAAGTATCTGCTCATTAAAGCAATTTCTCACGGTAAAGTATATCCACAGCCGATTGATACTACTGACATGGATAGTGTGGCCGTAGCTTTTAGGGGGAAATCAAATTTACTTCCTATTGATATGACAGGTAGATTTAATGAGAGTCATGTACAGAACAACACACCTATTGATAAACAGTGTATTTTTATGGACGCTGATTTTAATGCTAAATTTGATGTTAAAGTACTTGCTAGCGCTTTTAATATGGATAAAGCAACATTCATAGGAAAACTTCATTTAATTGATGATTTTGCGTCATTCGATAATGAAAGATTTGAAGCCATCAGAGAAGAATCTACAGGTCTCGAAGAAGTGACAGCAGACGAGCTTAAACTTATGCGTGACGTTAAGGGAGTTTTAGTTGATGAGGAATGGTTTCAAGTTTATGATAACTTATTTGAATTTGACGAAACACGTGTAGGCAGTGGCTTATATTGGAATTATTGGTTACATTGCTGGAAAACTATTTCTTACTCGCCTTTTGCTAATGCAATCGTTTTTGTTGACAGTGGTGCTACAATCGCCATGCCCGACCAAATTACTGTTGAAATCACAGGAAAAGATATATCTGAGGTTGGTACTATCTTTACACTTAATGTGCAGGGTGACACAGCTACAATTGCACCTAATTCAGTTAATTTTGTACAGACCAAAGCTCTTACAACAGAGGGTATTGCCGTGCAGAAATATGGTGCTATTGTAATTCCGTCAACAAAAACTGCAGCAGAAATTACTCTTGTAGCTGATTTAAATGGAACAACCTACACAGGCGCTACATCAATCACAGCAGATAGCGCTGTAGGTGCTACAGTCGTATTAAATAAAGGATGATGATAAATGTACATAGTACCAGATAGTGAGGTGTACATGCTGAGTGGACTACCACTTTCCACTCAGCAGAAACACACAATTTATTTTTCAGATAAGAAAACACAGGAAAATTATTTTATTAGTAAAGCCAAAAAACATTTTGCTAAGGTATCTTACAACAGAGTTAATAAGGGTAAATGTCGTTTACAAGCTACAGCAGATAGCTTATATGACTGTAATTATATGATGTTTCAAAACTCAGCGTTTAGCACTCGTTGGTTTTACGCTTTTGTGACAGGAATTGAGTATATCAACAATGTAACCGCGGAGATAACCTTTCAAATTGATGTTTTACAGACTTACTGGTTTGACATCGAAAGAAAAGAATGTTTTGTTGAAAGAGAACATTCAGTTAGTGATAAAATTGGTGAGCATATCTTACCCGAAAATGTCGAGTGTGGCGAGTATGTTTACAACGGTGACGCTCAGATAATCGGACTAGGCTCTTTAAGTACTTGTACCATGGTACTACTTGCCACAACAGGGGGGTATCTATACGATGGTGTTTATAGTGGCTATCAAATAAAAGCCTTTGCTAACACAGAAACGGGTAGTAATAATCTCACTAATTTTTTAAATCAGTACTTAACTACTCCCGAAAATATATTAGCTCTTTACACATGTCCTACAGATATACTACCTGTTAATGTTACGGACGAAGGGGTTAATATTACATTTACGGGGAACACCAACCCAATAAATGTTACTGGTGTACCAATTAGTAATACTGACACAATAAATGGCTACACGCCGCGAAACAAGAAACTATATACTTATCCATTCAATTTTAATGAAGTAAGAAATAATTGCGGACAAACATTAATCCAACGCTATGAATTCTCAGAAAATCTTACACCATATTATAACATAGTTGGTAACATGACAATGCCAGTACAAGAAGTGCTAAGACTTGACCGATACAAGTCCACAGAAACCACAGGCACAGGCAGAATGGATATGACAGAAACTATCACACTTGACAGCTTCCCTTTATGTTCGTGGAATGTAGACGCATTTAACGCGTGGGTTGCTCAAAATGCTGTACCAATTACAATCAACGCTATTCCGTCCATCGTTCAAACTGCTACGGGAATGATTACTGGACAGTCAAGTAACTCAGCACTGGGTAGTGTGCAAAATATATTAACAAGTGCTTATACAGCGAGTATCTCCGCTAATGATGTAAAGGGTAATTATGCAACTAATAATGCACTATTCGGTAAAGGACAAGTGTGTTTTGAAGCTCAACGAAAGTCTATCACTGCTGAGTACGCAAAGGCGATAGATAAGTATTTTGATGTGTTTGGCTATGCCTGTCATACAACTAAAATACCTAATGTGTCAAGTAGACCGCATTGGAATTATACAAAAACTGTTGATTGTACAATAGTAGGGGGAGCGCCTAGCGATGATATAGCCTTGATTGAAAGTTATTTTAACAGAGGAATAACGTTCTGGAAACATCCTAATGAGGTTGGTAATTATTCGCTTGATAATTCAGTTTAGAAAGGAGGGAGATAAAAAATGAGCAAAGCAAGAAAAGAAAAACGAGCTAAAGAGCGCACTTCATTTAGTGACAGCGTTTTTTATCAGCTTTACACTTTTGACCAATACTTAGATTTATTTACAGAAATAGCAATTAGCTCGTTTGAATGGACTGGGCTTCCTAGCACTGTAGATGCACGATTTATTGAAGTTGGACTGTATGAGAATAAAGCTATGCTGTATTTTAACGATGAAGTCATGGGAAATCTATGCTTGAGAAGTGTACTTGGCGGTCAGCTTGATGTTTACAATATACCACTAGATAGACGAGCGTATGCTTCTAATGGCTATCAACGTGTATGCGGAAGAAGTGATAGTGTTATTATATGGGATAATATGTCTCATTGGTGCTGTAAAGATAAGATGGAAATATACGCTAAGAGACTAGCCGAACTTGACGCAAGTATTGATATTAACTGTAAAGCTCAAAGAACACCGATTTTGATTAAAGGCAGCGAACAACAACAATTAGCTCTACAAAATGCATATATGAAGTATGATGGCAATCAACCTGTTATTTTTGCTAGTAATGATTTCCTGGAGGGAGACGGTGGCTCGTTTGGTGTGTTCAC